CTCGAGCTCGCGGTCGGCCCGCAGGTGGTAGACCCGGAAGTCGCTGCCGCCGATCAACGCCGCCACGTCCCACGAGCGGTAGCCGGTGACCATCATGTAGTGGCAGCACTGGATGACGTACTGCGCCGGGATCTGGTCGGTCCCGGGCTCGCCCCACTGATCCGCCATGCGGGGATTCGCGGTCTTGATCTCCAGGCCGCGCTGCTGGCCCGGCAGGATCCCGTCCACGTTGGCCAGCAAGCAGTCGTGAGCGGGATGCCGGAACATCCCGTCCGGCTTCACGACCTGCAGCCCCGTCGTCTCCTGGTAGCGCCGGCGAATCAGCCCCTCGAGCTCCCGGCCCCACCACATGACCTCGCGGTCGGGGACCTCCCGCCCGATGCCCATCTTGTCGGCCCAGACCTCGACCGCGTTGCTGTAGGGGCTGAGCCCCAGAATCGCCGGGGCATCACTGCCGCCGATACCGCTGCGCCGCTCGGCGAGCCATCGCTCGCGCTCCAGCGCCTGCTCCGTCTCCATTCCGTACCTCTCTTGCGTGAGCCTCGATGTCCTGCACCGTGACCGCTCCGCTGCTGATCCGCTCGATCACCACCGCCGTGTGGAGCCCGGGAACCGTGGCCCCGCTGATCCAGCGGTAGACCGCCTTGTCGGTGCATCCCAACTCGGACGCCAGCGCCAAAGCGGTGTACCTGAGCACGAACCCGCCGAACCTGGTGGCCCAGCGCTCAGGCCGTCGTGCGAACATTCCTCCGTGCCTCCCTTCTGGGCAGCATGAAGCCCTGACGGGATCGGGGGACACCCGTCAGGGCCTCTACCTGCCAACCTGTGCGACGACAGCGCATTCCGTTGCTCGTCCGCTTGGCCTTCACCAACGCCGAACCTCGGGGCGTGCTACCCGGCGACATTGGCTTAGATCGGAGAGGACGTCAAGTGCCCGTTTCAAGGTGGTAGCGGGGCCGGGACTTGAACCCGGTCAGGAGCGGTTATGAGCCGCCCTGCCCACCCGTCCCCGCGCCTGGATGCTACGCCGCCTTCTTCACCTTGAACAGCCGCTCGATCACGGCCCGTCCGAATCCCTCGTAGAGCTGCCGGGCCCAGACCGCGTTGGTGAACGCCCCGAGGATCACGCCGCCGATGGCGAAGGCGTGCTCGGGCCCGAAGCCGGCTGCATGGGCCTCACCCGGGAGCGCGAGCCGGGCGACGATGTAGCCGACCGCCCCGACCCAGGGAATCACCACGTTCGGCACCTTGGCCATGAACGGGACGTACTTGCAGAGCAGACCCCACAGGAAGATCACGATGATCGCGTTGCCGTCAAAGAGCGCCTTGAGCGATTCCGGCGTCATGTTCGGTCCTCCTCTGACGGGGCCGGCGCGACAGGCCCGGCCCCACCTGGGCGTGTTCGACTACGCGGGTACAACCTCCGAGACCGGCTCGCCGAGAACGAGACTGAGCGGCCCGGGCTCGCTGTTGCCGATGCTGACGTTGATCTCCTCGACCAACGTGCTGCCGTCAGGGTACGGACCGACCGACAGGGTGACGACGGCCTGACCAACCTTCCCGGAGCCGATGAAACCGTCGAGCGGATTCCCGTCGTTGAGATTGATCGATGCCACCTCGGGATCGCTCGTGCTCCACTCGACGGTCGGAACGAAAGCCGCGCCCGTCTCGGGATTCACGATGGGCTGCCCGTCCGCATCCTTGTCGGGGATCGCGAGCAGGAAGCCGCACTTCTGGGTGTCCTTCATGGCCAGCGCGAGACTCATGTTCCCTCCGTTCCAGGTGGACTCGTTCGTGACACCGAGAAGCAGGCCCACCGGCTGCCTCTCGGACATGGGCCGGCAGGGACGCCGGCTCCGCATCTCCTTCACGACCTCGCCTAACGTGTCCACGAGGTCGTCCAGCGAATCCTCGATTCCAGCCACGATCTCCGGCAAATCCCTCCACGAAACCCTGCGGCTGCTCATGCCCCCTCCGTTCACTTCTTCGCCTGGACGATCTCCCGCAGTTCCCGGATGTCGTCTCGAACCACCCCGATCTCCCGCTCGATCACCGCATGAAGCCGCTCGCAGGTCGGCACGCGCACCACGGTCCCAGGAGCCCCGTTTCCGAGAGTGGTAATGATGGCAGCGTGCGCCTTGTCGTTGGCCGCGTCTGCCAGGAGTCGCGCCGCGACGTCGGCCTTACGGACCTCATCCTGCTTCGTCTTCCACGCGGCAGTCCTCCAGATGAATCCAGCGAGTGACACGAGCGTTGCCCCGCTGACCACCGTTCCCACCGTCACTTCCCCGACAAGGTTCACCGTGCCCCCAGGAGCAAAAGGTCTGCTGCCTCGAAATGCATCCCATCCCGCCAGCGGCTTGGGAACGTCCCGCCCCACAGAAATCCGTGAGCGGCCATGATCTCCAACAGACGAGGGTGAACGTTGGGCGTCCTGCCCATCGGATTGTCGCAGACGTCCAGGTCGATGGCGGCCGCCCAGGCGTGCTGACTGAGCTTGGCCAGGGCAACCTCGTTCGGCGCGGCACGGCGACGGGATCGGAACTCATAAACGCCCCCAAAGTCGCCCACGGTCGCCCATACCTCGGCGTCCGCGTGGACGGCTGCGAGGGCCTGCTCGAGCAGCCCAACGAGCAGCCGGTGACACTTGCAGCGCGTAACCATGACGGCAGGATCCCACGACAGCGGCATCGGAGCCGGGAGCGTGGCGTAGGCGACGATCTGCTGCTCCCACTTCGGGGACACGGTGCCGTCGTCCCGCAGGAACGGAGTCGGGTCCCCAAGCACTCCCAAGGTCTCGGGTAGCGTCAGCCGGCGAAGACTCATGAGACCGTCCCCGCCCATTCCAAGTAGTCCTTCGACGTCAGCCCCGAAGCGATCACCTCGCAGTAGACCCGGATCTTCACCGCGCCGGCCGTTGGGCTGTAGGTGTCGCTCAAGGTCGCGGTGACGACGTCCCGCGTCGCGGTCCCGCTGCCGCCCAAGTACCATTTCACCCGATACTGACAACCCGTCTCAATCGCACTGACCAAGCCGGCGTTGGCGTAGCTCCAGGAGGTCAACCGATTCCGGTGACCCCACGAGGCGGTGACCGGATTCGTAGCACTCGCAGGGTAACTCGCGCCGTTGACGAGCAAAGCACAGGGGCAATACGGTCGGCTCGCCCGCGACGTCGTGGTCTTGCTCATCGCCATAGCCGAAGTGATCGCCAGCGTCCCGAGAGAATTGTAGGGCAGGAGCTTGGCCGTCACGGTCAGATCGGCAGCGTAGTCCGCCATCGCCGTCTCGCCCGTCCCCCCGGTGACGAACCAGACCCGCGCATTGTCGGAGTGCGCCCGGGGAGCGGTGTCACAACATCCGCGCACCAACCCCGCCAGCGCATAGGTGCCATCGCCGTTGTTCGTGAACGTCTGCCACGCGATAAGCTCGTCGTCGATGAGCATGATGTTCTTGCCCAGCGCGAGATCGGCAGCGGAGATCGTAGCCAGGATGGCCGCATCCGTCCCGTTGTCCACCGTGAGGCTCGTGGCGGTGATCGAGAGCGCCCCGACGCACAGCGCCGATGGGGTCAAGGCCGGGATGTCGTTCGTCAGAGCGTAACTGGTCCCTCCGGCCGGATCGCTCCAGACCTGGTAGCCGAGGGGTGTGCCGGTGCCCCGCACCGCCAGCGTGAGCACGCGCCGGCCCGCCTCGAAAGCGTAGGGAGCCTCCTCCAGCCGCTGCTGCGACATTGCCCCCACCGTCGTCAGCGGATCGGTCCAGCCGGTATCCCCTGGAGCGGGATTGCTGGTCCAACTCACGTCGAAGATGTCCTCCACCGCCTCGATCCTCACACGCTCGTCGGAGGCATCCCCGGAACTTGCCTTGATCGTTCGCAGCACGACATTGCTCAGGCCCAGCGCCGGCCACGTGAGCTTGAAGACCGACCCGGGACGGATCGCCCATGCCACGCGATTCATCACGATGCTGTAGCGCCCCATCGGATAGGACACGGTCTTGAGATCGCGGGCAGCCGCCTTCTGCGCGTTCGCCGCCGTGCTGATGCCGCTGTAGTCGACGTCGAGGATGGCAGTCGTCCCGCCCCGGATCTGCACGTTCGCCAGATCGCACTCATAGGCGATCCGCTCGACCCAGTCGTTCGCCGAGTCGGTGTAGCGCACCCGGACGTAGTTCTTCGTCTCGTTCCAGCCCGGGCGGCTCAAGGTGACGCTGTCCACGTTGCTCTCGTCGTACACGTCCAGGTCGGCCACGACGTAATCGGCCCGGGCGAGTTTGAGCGTGAGCAGCCCGGTGAAGGGATCGGTGAAGATTACCCCGTCGATGTGCCGCAGGATCTGCTCGGAGAGGTCCCACGCAGTCGTCGGGCCGTCGATCAGCATGGAAAGGCCGAAACCCTCGGCATAAAGCGAGTTCCCCGCCGCAACGAAACTCGCCACGTCCAGTGACCCAGCCCCGAGACCGAGTCCCCACTTTGGGTCGGTGAACAACTCGTAAAGCATGCACGCCGGATTCGCGTCGTTGCCGATTCTCTCGCTGCTGCTGGTCAGGCCAAGAGTGTTCGGGCACCGCCGCAGGACGAAGGCAATGGGCTTGATGTACGGACTCGTGCCCAAGTACATCTGCTCCAGAACGGCGTAGCACACCCCGCGGTACCCCGGCAGGTTCCCGACCAGGCTCGCGAGATAGCCGCTCGCCACCTGGGAGGATCCGCCGTAGTAGAGGCCCACGTTGCCAACGACCCCGCCTTCGGCCTGGTCCCCGCCAAACAGACCCGGGCGGTTGATCGCGAAGACGTCGTAGGCCCCGTAGACGTAACGCGTGAAGCCGGGATTCTTGTTGTCGAATAGGATGGCCACGACCGCGTCCACCGGGCCACAGGCCAGCGCCATCTGCACGCCGAGGTAGTACTTGTGCCCCGTGGTGACGTGCTCGCCGGAGAAGATGCCGGTCTTGACCCACTGCTGGATCGCCTCGACGCGCAGGTCCCCGTACCACACGACGTTCCCGCCGACCACCTTGCACGTGCCCCACAGAGCCGGGATGCACCGCCCCTCCATCGCTGTCGGCAGGGTGAAGTCCCCGAGCGCCGAAGCCTTCGGCCCCTGCTGGTTCAGCTTGGGCCGGAGAAGTTCGTTCAGGCAGGTGAAGCCGACGAACATGAAGAAGACGAACCATAAGCCCATTGTTAACTCAGGCTCGACGAGAAGGGGTTCTTGGTGGGCACCCGGGGAAACCCCAGATGGTTGACCAGGTTGTTGAACTTGGAGGCGCACGTCGCCTCGGTGCGGTCACAACCGGGATACGCATAGACCGTGGCTCCAGAGGCCAGCGCAGGGAAGGCGTTCATGAGCGTGATCGTATTCCCCACATGGGCCACGACGAAGCGCACGTCGCCGTTCGCGTCCTGGAGCCAGCCGTTGCGGTACCAGCCGTCCGCCCTCACAGCGAAGTCCCCGCTCACCACGCTGACCCCGGTGACCGAACCGACCGTGCAGGCATCGAGAAACGAGGATGAGGAGAGCCTGCAGCCGGAGCCGTACAGCGGCCAGTTGCACTGACACTGGTAGCTGAGGAGCGGGACCACTCGCTGCAGGGCCTCGCCGAAGGGAGCGCAGGTCAAGACCGCCTCGCTGTTCTCGATGTTCACTGATGCGACCACCCCGTAGAAGATCGGGATGGCATTTGCCAAGTCGTCCCGGTGCGCCTTGTAGATTGTCACGTTCACCGGCAACGCCGGGATGATGGTGGCGAACATGAGCGCCAACGGCGAGTCACGGGGCACCCGAAGTTCGGTGCTTCCAGCCCCTGATTCCTTGGAATGCTCCAGCCCGGTATTCGAGATCGAGGCCGGCGTGAACGTCCCCTGGGGAATCACGACGACCGCGTCGGCGTTCGTAAACAGGTAGAGCGTCTCGCCCTGCGAGATGCGATAGCACTCGACCGGCTTCGCCCCGTAGGCCGACTTCTCGCTGGCGTCGAAGGTCACAGCGCCGCCTCCTGCGGGAGCTCACGAACGTCCAGGGACACCGAGCACTTTCCGGCGTTGTGCCACGATAGCACGTTGCGGTCGTTCTCGAGGCGGCAGAACTTGAGGAACATCACGAGCGTCGTGGCCGCGGGCCAGAGCTGCCCCACGGCCGGGCTCAGGCTCAGACCTTCTGTGGTGAAGGTCCCGGGATCCGTGGCCGTCGTGACGTGGTGGAAGGACAGCGCTGCCCCCGGCTGCCACAGGGCGATGTAGCGCCGCCCGCCTCCCTTCGACCACATCTGGTTCGTGTAGCCGACCCAGCGGATCGTCGCGGACGAAGCCCCGTTGAGGATGTCTTCACTGAGCAGAAGGTCGTGCTGGTACGACGGCATCCAGAACGGCACGGTGCGCCCGTACCTGGCCAGAATGAATGCCCGCATCGCCGCCGTCTCGGTGCGGCCCTCGGCGAGCCACAGGAACGACCGCACCGGATTCGGCATCCCCGCCTTGTCGTCCACCGTGATGAGGCCCACGCCGTTGTCCAGCACCACGAGGCGCTGATCCACCGTCTCGGGGATAGTGCCCTCGCGGGACGGCTCCAGAACGTCCAGGACGTCGAGTCCAAGA